TGATAATAACGATATATTTATTTTTTTTTGTCTATATATCCCATACTATCCACAAAATCAATACCCTATGGGCAACAGCCACACCCCGGTATACCGATACTACTATGGACTAATACACAGATTAGGTATTTTGAGTGGTAACTACAATAGTAACTGTTATAAATGCACAGGGGAGTGCTATCATTATATGCCTATTTATTAGGCAGTTATACTATTTTGGGGTGGAGGCAATATTTATGTTGACATAAAAATGATTACATGGTATAATTAGTACATATATAATGTAGACATAGTAAATGTATTAATAATATATAATATAAAATAACATATATAATGTGCATATACAATGTATTAGCTACTCCCTCGTACCAATAACATTCAATATGGACAATTTCCTTGACAAAAAAGAAAAAATCAGTAAAACTATACACAGATAATGTCTTAGAAAAGCTATATAATGCTATCCGTACCAATACTTTGCATAAATTACATATACCCCACAGTGATGTGTACTATGTGAGAGCAGCTATTCAGGCACGTTACAATAAAACATTCAGTTTAGAGCACGTAGAGAATGCAATGAAGGCTGAAGGTTGGAAAGATAGCAACTAATGTATGAATTATTCGTATTGGCTTGTCTTATAGGCAGTCCAAATATGTGTGTAACACTAAAAGATTTGTATAGTCCACACGCAACCCATGATAAGTGTTTAGCAAGAGCTTATGAAATAGCACAAGGAATGCCAGTTCATATGCCGATGTACTTCCCCAAGAGTTATAAATGCCTAAACATGGAAACAGAAGGTGATAAGATAAAAACAAAATGGCAACCAAACGTAAAAGAGGTGGATTAAAGGGTTTCACTCAAAAGAGTGGAGATATGCGACCCACAAAAAGTGGTGCAGGTATGACTGCAAAGGGTGTCGCTAAATATAGAAGGCAAAATCCGGGAAGTAAATTAAAAACTGCAGTAACAGAGAAAAGTCCATCAAAATCTAGAGCTAAAAGACGTAAATCTTTCTGTGCTAGAAGTGCAGGACAAATGAAAAAATTTCCTAAAGCAGCTAAAAACCCGAATAGTCGCTTGAGACAAGCTAGAAGAAGATGGAGATGTTAACATGGCTTTAAAACCTATTCCCAAAGACAACAAAGGATTACCCAATCTACCTAAAAAAGTTAGGAATCAGATGGGTTTTATGCAGATGGGTGGTATGATGAAGAAACCACGTATGGGCAACATGGACTATCGTAAAGGTGGTATGGTTGTTCTATCTGTTGATATGATGAAAAAGAAAGGAAAATAACTATGCCAATGCACGGAAAGAAAAAATCTAAAATGATGAGAAAAGGTGGTGCTACTATGAAAAAGAAAACCAAATATATGGCTAAAGGTGGCATGAAGAAAACAAAGTATATGGCTAAAGGTGGAGCAGCAAGACGTAAGTAATGTCTTATCTCATAAGTAATGTACCCCATTTTAAATGTTGGGTACGAAGAGAGTTCACCTGTAATCATCAAAAGTATCATGGTGAGTTCCTTCACGCATTAGCCTTTGCAGTCAATACAATACCTGACAGATCATTGAGCTTTCAGGTTGTGTTTACAGGTTGTGAAGAAAAGAACAATGTTCATGGTGGTGCAATGTGGGCAAGAATGCCTATACAAGCACTCGTAGCAGATATACCTGTAGATAATTGGGCAGAGCCGATGCAAGATCATCTATGTCAACCTTGGGATTGTGAATCAAGGAATCATAGTGTTATTGTTATGGATAGAGTAAGCTCTTCTCCTTGGCTTTGTAAAATAGATAATTCATTCTATACTGCAAGATATATGTTTACTGTAGATTATACAGAACATGACATAGCAGACGATCCTGCACAACATAAACAATCACACGTATTGTATTTATTAGATGCAGGTGCATGGACAGGTAACATTGTTGCATTGCCAAATAATAGAGTTAGAGCAACAAGTCCTGCGTTATGGGTAACAGGAGAAGGTGCTCCTGACTTTGCTCCTTCACAGTGGACACACTCTGCAGAGTCACATGAATCTTATCTAGACCCCTCAATAACTTTTAATAATTTATATTCAGATGGTAGCGAAGTTAGAAACAATAAGAAAAAAAATAAGAAGTAAAAAGAAACTAGGGTTTTCTGAAAGAGCTAGAGCAGTAAATAAAGGATTACTTCCGTCAAAGGCGAAGAAGAATGGCATCAAAAAGAAATTACAAAAAAGAATATAAAAATTATCATGGCAAACCTGAACAAATAAAAAGAAGGGATAGCCGAAATGCAGCACGTAATTTACTAAAGAAAAAAGGTGTCAACGTTAAAAATAAAGACGTAGCACATAAGAATGGTAATCCTTTAGATAATAAAAGAGGCAATCTAAAAGTTGTATCAAAGTCTAAAAATAGATCGTATAAAAGAACAAGAAATTCTAAGAAAGTGAGGGCATCAGCATAATGGCAGTAAAAAAAGCAAAAGCTACAATTAAAAAGGTAGCAGGTAAATTAAAGAAAGCAAGTAAAGCTCATGCAGGACAAGCAAAAGCATTGTCAAGTATTAAATTAAGCAAGGGTGGAAGTACAGTAAATAAAGCAGGTAATTACACTAAACCTACTATGCGTAAAAATTTATTTAATAGAATTAAAGCAGGAGGTAAAGGTGGTGCTCCGGGTCAATGGTCTGCTCGTAAAGCACAAATGTTAGCCAAGCAGTACAAGGCTAAAGGTGGTGGATACAGGGGATAATGGCTGAAAAAAGAAAGAAAAAAAGAGACCCGAAAGTGGGTACCGGGAAGAAACCGAAAGGTTCAGGGAGACGCTTATACACGGATGAAAACCCTAAAGACACAGTTAGCATCAAGTTCGCCACCCCAACAGACGCAAGAAACACAGTTGCAAAAGTTAAAAAAATTAATAAGCCATATGCGAGAAAGATACAAATACTTACAGTCGGTGAGCAAAGAGCTAAAGTGATGGGCAAAACAGAAGTTGTTGCCATATTTAAAAAAGCAAAAGAAAGTTTAAAAAGAGCAAATGAACGAAAAAAGAAAAAGGTGTGATACTTGTGAATGCTATGAGTGTGACTGTGAAGAGTGCTCTTGCGACTGTCACAAAGACGATGATGACATAGAGGGTGTTCCTGTCTAGATGATAGAGTTTCTTCTGATATTCATGATTGATAATCAAATCGTGAATCAGAGTCAAAGATTTAAAGACATAAACAGATGTCTTTATTTTGCAGAAAAACTGCATGACCAACCAACTATACCAACAGAGGATGGAAATAAAAGGATAACTGCATATTGTAAACCTGTAAGGAAATAAAATGTTAGCAGAACTAGCAGCAGCAAACGCAGCATTCGGTGTAATAAAAAGTTTCATTTCAAACGGAAAAGAACTAGCTAGTTGTGGCAAACAAATCTCAGATTTTGTATTTGCAAAAGAAGAGATAGAAAGAAAAGCAAAGAAACAACGAGCCAAAGGTGTACGAACAAATGATTTAGAAGAGTTCATGGCTTTAGAAAAGATAAAGCAACAAGAAGAAGAACTCAAACAGATTATGATCTACGCAGGTAGACCGGGATTATGGCAAGATTGGCAGAAGTTTCAGGCAGAGGCAAGAAAGTCAAGACGATACGCAGAAAAAATGGCTCAAAGAAGAAAAGAAGAACTTCTTGAAATGATGGGTTATAGTATAGCATTTATAGCTTTATTAGCATTCGGAGGAATGGTGTTATATTTTGTGGGTAAATGGACAGGTAAATTATAATGGCATTATCAAAAGGACAAAGGTCTTTACGTGCGTGGACAAAACAAAAGTGGAGAACCAAATCAGGTAAACCTAGTACACAAGGGTCAAAGGCTACTGGCGAACGTTATTTACCTGAAAAAGCAATTAAGGCTCTTTCTGCCAGTGAATACGCAGCCTCTACTGCTGCTAAACGAAAAGCGAAGAGAGCAGGTAAACAATTTTCTAAACAACCCAAAAAGATTGCAAAAAAAACATCAAGATTTCGTAAATACAGTTAAAGTAAAAGAAAAACTAAGAGCAGAAAGATTAAAGGAAAAAATAGAAAATGATACAAGCATTAATAGGACCAATCGCAAATCTCGCAGGAACGTGGTTTCAAAACAAACTAGAAAAAACAAAAGCAGAAGGTAAGGCAAAAGTAGCAGAAGCAAAAGCTAGAGCAACTGTAGCAGAGAAAGTAGCTACAGGACAAATAGAATGGGAAGGCAAAATGGCTGATGCTACAAACGATAGCTGGAAAGACGAGTTCGCTTTAGTAGTCCTATTAGCTCCTGCAATTTTGGTTTTCATTCCGGGAATGAGAGAATATGTGCAAAGTGGTTTTGAGGTATTAGCAACGTTACCTGATTGGTATCAATATTTATTATACATAGCAATATCTGCATCATTTGGTATCAAAGGTGTGGGTCAAGCAGCAAAGATGTTGAAAAAGAAATGACATTAAAAGCAGAAATATATTTAAAATTATCTGGTTGGATATGCAGCATAGGTAATTATTTTTGGCATAAGCACGTAAAAGAATTACGTAAGCAACAATACAAGTTAGGATTAAGACCATGAACATAAATACATTAAGAGAAGAAATAGAAGCTGACGAGGGATGTGTCTATAAAATATATCGTTGCAGTGAAGGTTATCCTACTGCAGGTATAGGACATCTACTGACTGAGTGGGATGAAGAATATT